CAGCGCCTCCTTCGACGGCGTGACGAAGAAGCTGGCCCACGTGGGGACCAAGCTGTACACCTGGGACGACGACGTGACGCCCGCGGAGATCCTCACCGGACTGCCCGACCACAAGAGCCGCTGCGCCTGCCTGCAGGGGAAGCTCTGGATCGTCACCGGCGGCGGGTATTACGTCTTCGACGGGACCGACGCGAGCCGGGTCTCCGCCGCGGACGCCTATGCCCCGACCACCACGATCACCCGGATGTACAACGGCGGCGGCACCAGCTACGAGGACATCAACCTGCTCACGCCGTACCGGAAGAACGCCTTCCAGACCGACGGCAGCCACAAGACCTTCACGCTGGACGCTTCCATCGACTCGAGCGGGACGGTGAAAGCCTGGGTGTGGGGGACGGAGACCTCGGCCTTCACGCTGGACCGGTCCGCCGGGACGATCACCTTCACCACCGCGCCGGCGGCGCCCTCCGCGGGCAGCGCCGACGGGCTGGTGGTGCTCTTTCCCCACACGGTGGAGGGCTACGCCGACCGGATCAACAAATGCACGATCATCTCCACCTACGGCGTGGGGACCAACGACCGGGTGGTGCTCTCCGGGAACCCGGATTTTCCGAATCAGGACTGGATCAGCGGGCTGAACGATCCGACCTACCTGCCGGATCTGAGCTATTCCACGGTGGGCAGCGAGTCCACGCCGATCCGCGGGTACTGCCGGGTGGGCAGTTATCAGGCCATCGTCAAGGGCGACGACGGGAGCGACAGCTCGATCTTCCTGCGGCGGGCGGAGACCAACGACAGCGGCGAGGCCATCTTCCCGCTGCAGCAGGCCATCGCCGGCGTGGGGGCCGTGGCGCCGGGGAGCTTCGCCTCGCTGCTGGACGACCCGCTGTTTTTGAGCCGCAACGGGATCTACGCCATCGCCTCCAACGCGCTCACCAGCGAGAAGATGGCCCAGCAGAGGTCCTTCTACGTCAACGCGCAGCTGACCGGGGAGAGCGATCTGGCCGACGCGGAGGCGGTGGTGTGGAACGGGATGTACCTGCTCGCCCTGCCCGACGGCCATGTGTACGTCATGGACGGGCGGCAGCAGAAGAGCTACCGCAGCGCGAGCCTGGGGGATTTCGTGTACGAGTGCTACTACTGGGAGAACATCCCGGCCCGGTGCTGGCTGTGCGCCAAGGACGGCGTGGAGGAGGAACTGTACTTCGGTACTGAAAACGGGAAGATCTGCAAGATCAGCAGCGACATCGAGGGCATGGCGCGCTACGCCGACGACGGGGCGGCCATCGACGCGGTGTGGGCCACCAAATACGACGACGACGGCACCCCCGCGCTGCTGAAAACGATGATCAAGCGCGGGTGCTGCGTGACGATCAAGCCCTACGCCCGGTCCAGCGGGACGATCTATTTCCGGTCGGACCGGACCGGCGGCGAGGAGCGCGAGGTGGCGAAGAAGGACATGGACATCCTGGACTTCACCGACATCGACTTCGAGCGCTTCACCTTCAACACCGACGACAGCCCGCAGGAGATCTTCCTCAACCGCAAGGTGAAGAACTACAAGCGCCTGCAGCTGATCGTACGCAACGCCGAGGTCAACGAGGGCTTCGGGATCTTCCAGATCACCAAGCACTACGTCATCGGCAACTACGCAAAACGATAGCCCTGCGTTTTTTCTCCGGGGTACACGCCCCCGGGGAAAATGATCTGATTTTGTTTGTCTCTGCGGAGACAAACTCTGCGAGGCAAAAAAGAAAGGGGAGAGGATAAGCGATGGGAAGCTGGTCAACGACGGCGCCGAGCGGCATTACCTGGGGCTCCTGGATGGACGGCTACTACGCCAAGCCGAACTACGTGATGTACCGCTGCCGCAGCCGGATCGGGCGCGGAGCAAAAAACGCGATCTATATCCACGAGCGGCTGGAGGCGCTGTGCTACGACTGGAACGCCGCGCCGTTCACCGTGACGATGCGGGGATCGGTCAGCGTGGGGAACACGTCCAGCTATCTCAATTCCAACGAGTACAGCGAGGTCATCTACTACAGCCCCGACGCCTACACGACGGTCCGGGACATCTACTACACCGGCACGGCGGCAAAGGGGACCAAAGTGTACGTCCGCTGTTGGGGGCCGGGCGCCGGCTGGACCGAAGGGAAAGCCCATACGGCGCCGGATTACACGACCAAATACACGGTCGCCTACAACGCCAACGGGGGCAGCGGCGCGCCGTCGAGCCAGCAGAAGACCTACGCCACGGCGCTGACGCTCAGCACCACCAAACCGACGAAATCGGGGTATGCGTTCTCCAAGTGGAACACGAAGGCCGACGGGAGCGGGACGAGCTACGCCGCCGGAGCCAGCTATACGGCCGACGCCGACGTCACGCTGCACGCGCAGTGGGTGCCGAACTCCTACACGATCTCCTACGACGCCAACGGCGGCAGCGGCGCGCCGCAGGCCCAGACGAAGACCTACGACGTGAGACTGACGCTCAGAACCACCGAGCCGACCTGGACGGGGCACACGTTCTCCAAGTGGAACACGAAGGCCGACGGGAGCGGGTATTCGTATTCGCCGGGCGGGAGCTTCGGGATCAACGCGGCGACGACGCTGTACGCCCAGTGGACTCTGAACACCTACGCGGTGACCTATAACGCCAACGGGGGGACCGGGACCACGCAGGCCCAGACGAAGACCTACGGTACGGCGCTGACGCTGCGCACCAACGGCTTCACCCGGAAGGGCTGGGACTTTACCGGCTGGAACACGGAGGCCGACGGGTCCGGGACCGCCTACGCCGCCGGGGCCCGCTACACGACCAACGAGGCGGTGACGCTCTACGCCCAGTGGGTGAAGCGGAACATCCCGGTCTACGTCAACGACGGAGGGGTCATCCGGCAGGCGGAGAAGGCGTACAGGAACGTGGACGGCCAGATCCGGGAGTGCAAGGTATACATCAACGACGGCAGCGGGATCCGGGCCGTCGAATGAAGAGGAGAAGAAAATGGCACTGAATGACCGAAAAATCACGGACGCCGAGATCGCGGCTCATGGCGTGCAGAGCCAGCCCAACAAGCTGACCGGGTCCGCGCAGCAGAACAAACAGGCCTTTGACAAGCTGATCGACGAGGTCGTGCAGGAGAAGTTCAACGCCCTGATCGACGACCTGGTCAACGGCACGGCCGCCGGCGAGATCGGCGCGAGCGTGGAAGGGCTGGAGGCGACGACGCTCAACGCGCTGCTGGCCGAGATCAAGGCCATCGCAGATCGCGCCACGCACGGCACTATCACGCCCGGATCGATCGCCACCGGAGATCTGGCCGACGGCGCCGTCACCCACGCGAAGCTTGGGTCCGACATCCTGCCGGAGCACGTGGGGATCAAGTACGGCACGGAAATGCCCACCACGGCCACGCTCGGCGAGGGCGAGATCTATCTGAAGCTCGAGAGCGAATGAGGTGACGACATGACATTGTCCGGAACAAACATTTCCATGACGCGCGGCGACACGGAGACGCTGACGATCCGTTGCTCGGTCCCGTTCGAGGACGGGGACACGGTGTATATGACCGCGAGGGAGAGCGTGGAGGCGCCCGTGGCGTTCCAGAAGATCGTCCGGGAGTTCGGGGACGAGGGCGAGGCCGTGATCGTGATCGACCACGAGGACACCAGGGACCTGGCTTTCGGGGACTACGTTTACGACGTGCAGGTCACGCGCGCCGCGGGCGCGGTGAAGACCCTGATCCAGCCGTCGAAGCTGAAGCTGACTGAGGAAGTCACTTACGGAGAGACGCCGGGTCCGGAGGACGCAGACAATGGCGGCGAGGATTGACGGCGGGACCGTCAATGTGGAGATCGCCCGGAGCGCGGAGCTCAACGCGCAGATCACCGGCGGCGCGGAGGTCTCGGTCGACCTGACGCCGTCGGCCGAGGTCACGGTGGAGCTCACCGCCGGGGCGGAGGTCGCCATCGAGCTGACCGAGGGAAACGCGGTGAACGTGGAGGTCCGCACGGACCGGGAGCTGCGCTTCCTGCCCGACGGAGCCCTGGCGGACTATTACCGGAGGGAGGAGACCGACGCCGCCCTGACCCGGAAAGCCGACCGGACCGAGCTGGAGCTCAAAGCCGACCGGACCGAGCTGGACGGGAAGGCGCCCGCCGCGCACGACCACGACGGGCGGTACTACACCGAGAACGAGACTGACGCGCTGCTCGCGCTCAGAGTCCCGAAAACCGACGTGCAGTTCCGGTTCTACGATTCCGTGGACGACCTGGGCCTGACCGTCGGCAGCGCCACGATCAGCGGCGCGGTGACGGCGCTGATCGCCAGAGCACCGGCCCGTCTGTTCTGCAATTCATCCGCTTTTGCCGGCGCGGAAGTCCCGAACCAGTACGGCGAGGTGGAGATCGTCGCCCTCGCCGCGAACCGGGTGGCCATCTGGTTCTACGGGCAGACTTCGCTCTATCCCGACCGGCGGATGTATCTGTTGGACGGCACGCCGACCGGAACATGGGTCAAATACCGATCCGAGCTGGATGAAAACTATGTTGTTTACGATTCTGTTGAAGACATTGGCCTTACAAGCGGTTCAGCTACGATCTCGGGCGCGTATAGCGCGCTCCCGTCAAGAAGTATGCTGATAACCAGAGCCTCGGAATTCGCATCCGGGCAGGCGAATACAGGCATTGTTATCATGATTAAGTATTCGGATTATTATACGCCTCTAATAAACGTCGGGCATGACGGCGACATTTATCAGATGGGCCAAAATTCCGATCACTTGCCAAATGGCACCTGGACGCGGTTTACCGAGACTTCCGATTTCGTAACCGAGGAAAAGACAGGCTCTACCGGCTCTATATCTGCCGGAAGCAATAAAGCCGGCACCATCACGATCACCAAAAGCGGATATACGCCGATCGCGATCGCCGGATTTACCACGGGGAACACCTGGCTCGTGGTTACCCAGATGTATATTTCCAGCAGCACAACGCTCAACTATACCGTGCGGAACGTTCACGCATCCAGCAGCGGCTCCGGGACGGTCAGCGTTAAAATCCTGTATCGAAAGAACTGAGGAGGAAAGTCATGTACATGTATTCCGTAATCGAGCTGCAGACCTGGGCGGACGGCTCGGTCCACGAGATCGTCGTGCCGGACAAGGGACACGATCCGGACAAAACCGAAAAGGAAAATCTGAACGACGCCCATTCCGAGTATCACCGCATTCTGATGTACGCGGCGATCAGCGCCAATCCCAAGCACGGCGCGGTGATTCTTCGGAACGACTGCCTGCAGGTTGCCGCCCGGTGCTACGAGCACGGGACCGGGCCGGAGGCGAGCTGAATGGCGAAGGGAAGGAATTATGAAGAACAGACGAAAGAACGACGCCCCGATGGTAGTGGGGTATGACTACTCCACGCGGGAGGCGCGGGAGGCCACGGCCTCGGAGCTGTTTCACCGGGCCAAAAACGCGCGCACGGCAGTGGAGATTGAGTGGCAGCGCTGCAACGACTATTACAACGGGATCCACGACGTCACGCGCGAGACCATGGACTTCTGCCGGAACAACGACCTGCCCTGGGTGCCCATGAACATGCCGGACCCGTGGATCATGGTGGAGAGCCAGCTCGACCCGAGCGTGCCCGAGCCGGAGTTTCACGGCCGCGACGACGACATGGACAGCAAAAAGGCCAGGCAGCGGGAGTTTGCGGTCCGGTACATCTGCGAGAACAACCGCCTGGCCGACATGAACACACGCAACGAGCGCCGACTGCTCAAGCTGGGCGACGCCTTCTGGAAAGCCTACTGGGACAGCGAAATGCGCTGCGGGATCAACGAGGGCGATATCCGCGTCAGGGACATCCCCGTGGACGCGATCTTTCCCGATCCCTCGATCCGGGACGGCACGATCCAGGACGGGCAGTATCTGGACTACGTCTACCGGATCCACAAGGTGCGATTCTGTCAGGTCTTCCGGCGGGACCTGGAAAAGCTGGGCCTCCGGCAGGAGGACATCATGGCCGAGGACTATGTCGAGCGGACCGGTCTGTTCGACATGACCACGGCCGTCGACGATCTGGACGACACGGTGCAGGTGCTGGAGCACTGGTTCCGGCAGCCGACGGAGGTCAGAGGGGAGAACGGGCGGGTCATTCCGGCGGGGGCGGTGGCCTGTTCGATCCAGGCCGGCGGAAAGGAGCTGCGCTACATCCCCAACTACTGGGAGCGGACCTGCCGGCAGAATCAGCTGTTCCCCTTCGTGCACTACTGGCGGATCCAGGACGAAAATCAGATCTGGAACAAGTCCGAGCTGTTCCCGATCCTGGACATGGTGGACGCGGCGGACCGGAAGCTGTCCATGGCGATCCTCAACGACGCGTTCATGGCCAACGACATCCTGCTGGTAGAGGACGGGGCCCTGGCCGACGGCACGGAGCTGACCAACGAGCCCGGGGCCGTGGTGAAGCTCAAGCAGAACGCCATGGGCCGGGTGCAGCGGCTGGGCGGGCTGCAGAGTCTGGCCAACGCCAGCGTGAGCATCGAGTTTTTCAAAGGCCAGATCGAGCGTACGAACCGCAACTACGACACCAACCTGGGCCAGGAGGCCGCCCGCGTCACCACGGCCACGGGGATGGCCATGCTGCGCTCCGACGCCCAGGCGCAGTCCGACATCAAGAAATGTGACCGGAACACGGGCTTTGAGCGGCTGTACGAGCTGCTGGACTGGCTGGCGCTGGAGTTCTTCGACGACGACCGGATGCTGTTCCTCGGG